TGCTACGCCCACGCGAGTTTCAGAGGATCACCATCATCAGCATGGGCAATAAGCCCTTGGCCGATGAGCTGGACAGTAAGGGTATCGTCTTCCCGCCCACTGATGAAGAGGAGTCGCCAGCGAGTATTGGGGCTGGTCACTTCAGTGATGTGCTCAAAAAGCTTCTATTGCCTCTCATGGAGGGCCGTAGTGCTCTAGAGCCTGTAGCCAAGAGACGGATGATTCGCATCACCATCATGGGCGGGCCCAAAGAGGAGACATCTCTTCAGAAGACCTCATCTCACCCCCTTATGCAGAAGATAGCCGCCATGTACAACGGGTACATACGCGGAGCTACTGCTTGCATGGGGGAGATCCCCACTGTGGTATGTTCCGATGCGGGACTGTGGAGTGCCGTACATCGATCTGGTGTTGGCGATGCCTTCTTAAAGACTGCAGAAGGGGTCAATTCCGCACACGTTATAGGGGCTGCGATTGCAGCAGAGGCCATCTCTGTTATGGCCAGGAGAGACGTTAGGAGACAAGAGATTAAGGGGCAGCAGGCTGGATTGATAGAAGATCTGATTGCCAGCCATCCCCACGCTCTGGCCTCTTTGGCGGCTCTTGGCGTTTTACATGCAGAAGGTTCTTCCCTTCCGAAGGATTTGCTATCAAAATTGGTCGAGATAGGGAAGAAAGTCACTTCTCGGTGAAGTTAGAGGCTTCGTACCTCGAGGAAACAGATCACCGAACGGAACCGAAAACAAACCGAGAATCTAGGAGATCACAAATGGACGCACAATTGGCAGAGATCTATGGCACTGGCCACAGCGCCGAAGACGATCAGACGAAGTTGGCCGCTGCAGAGCTTCTTGTGAAGCTTGCATCGGATAATCAAGTTGACCTGAGTCAGTTCAGCGACGCTGAGATTACTCAGATGGTCAGCGAACTGTCCAAGACCGCAGAGTTCCCCCCGGCCGCAGAGGGTGAGAAGAAGGAGTCGAAGGAGACCCCAGAGTCTAAGGAAGCCACTCCTGAGTCAAAGGAATCGGCTGAGAAGGCTGCTGAGGAGAAGGTCGCTGAGGCGGACTTCCTCGGTCGAGTGATGGCTCACTCCTTCAACCAGGAGCTCGGAGAGATCCAGAAGCAAGCGAGCGTCAAGGACAAGGTCGTTGGCGCAGCCAAGAAGATTCCTGAGTTCATCCGCAAGAGGATGGAAGCTACCGGACAGGGAGCTAAGGCGGTCAAGAGCATCGCTGGCTCCAAGTTGATGGGCGCTGGTGACAAGGCCCGTGCAATCGGACAGACCGTCAAGAAGTCCCCAGAGCTTGCTGTTGGAGCAGCGGGTGCTGCCGGTGGAGCGGCTGCGTTGGCCAGCAAGGGCAAGAAGAAGGAGTCTTCGGCTCTGGATTCTCTGGCCTCTGAGCGTGCTTTTGAGCTCGCCAAGGAAGCCGGCTGGGTGGACGCTGAAGGCAACCTGATGGTTCCACAGACGCAGGAGGAGAAGGTTGCTTCTTCTCTTGAGATCGAAGTAGAGCGCCGCGCTCTGCAGATGCTCGAAGAGAGTGGTCTTCCAGTTCAGTGGAATGAATAACAACTCATGACTGGGATCAGCATGTTGGCGCTTTTTGATGAGCTGGAGAAGCTGGGTGGTCTAGCCCGCTCCATGGACAGTCCTTGGGGGACCAAGACTGTCGGAGCACCAAGGTCTAAGATCACCCCGTCCCAGTTTCCTAAAGCGCCAACTGCTCCCGGTCCAATGAGCCCCAAGCTAGTCACACCGGCGGCTAAATACGGTCCCAGCCAGAACTACTCCCAGCCCGACTTCTCAACACCGGCAGCAACAGATGTCGGAGCAGTAGGCGGGGAGTAGACGGCAGCAACCGCCATCTAATTTTCGTACCTGGAGGATTCAATGCACATGTCGCTACAAGCAATGGTTGCTACGGCGCTGGCTGAGGCTGAAGAACGTGAGAAGCTCGCAGCAGCAGACGGGGACGCCGCAGCTAACGGAGAAGATACAGACATCAACGATGGAAAGGGTAAGGAGCCCAGCGCTTCTACTACCCCTCCCAACAACCCTGCCACCGTTCCCGAAAGGAACGAAGCCAGCAAGGCTGACGGGGAGAAGACCTCGATGGTGGCGGTCAAGTTGGCCAGCGCAATCGAGTATCTGAACACAGAGTGGCTGTCTAAGGTGGCCGTAGGTGAGATCACACCGCCTACTCCAACAGGTCAGCCAGAGGCTAAGATTGGCCCAGGTGAAGGCCCAGGCGCCTTCGAGACGAATGAGAATTCGCCTACCCCTGGTGTCCAGTCTGAGGCCGTGGGTCAGGCCAGTACTGGTGTGATCCCAATGAAGTCAGGCAACGACGTTGCCTCTCCAGGACAGACCAACACTGGCACTGCCACGGAGACGGATATGAACACCCCGCCAGGTGGCGGCGAGAGCTGGAAGGACAAGGACGTCCTCAAGCAGGCTGCCGCAGCTCTGCTCAAGAAGACTGCCGCCAGCAAGCAAGTCGCCAGGGTCTTCAACATCATCAAAGAAGCTGACGTACCCCCACAGGCTACGGAAGCTGGAGAAGGTGTACCAGCACTCCCAGGACCCGCTGCATCCCAGGAGAAGCTGATCGACTCAATCGACGCAGCAATCAACTACACAAAGCGCGACGCGAAGGCAGAGCCAAAAGAGCGGATGGGTGAGGTTCTCAGTGAACCAGCTCAGAAGAAGACGACGGATACTGTCCTTCAGAACAACCTCTCCAACACTACCGAGGCGGGGACCAAAATCTCTTCCGTCAAAGTAGCTGCGGCGAGGGCCTACCTCAAGAAGATCGCTGAGGAAGGTTGCAAGCCCGATGCTTCACCGGAAGCAAAGGAAAAGGCAGACAAGCTAAGGTCTGCCGTAGAAGCCAAGCAAGAGAAGTCGAGTCAATTTGACTCCGTCAAAGAGACTGCCTAAGGAAGGATGAGCACCATGGGAACGACAAAGATCAGTGCAGCACAGGCCGCTCAGGTCTACGCCGAGGTACCAGGAGTCCTTCGGAAGCTAGCCTCTGAGAGGGACGCCCTACAGCGTGAACTAGACGGCTATCGTCTAGGTTCCAGGATTACCAAGATCGCGCAACGCATGGAGGAGAAGAACATCAATCTCGGCTCCAGCCTTGCAGAGCGCGTTCAGTACGTCAAGGAAGCTCACGACAAGGGACGCTCCCTGGAAGCAATCGAAGAGGCAATCGAGATGACCGCTCCTAACGGAGAGATCGCCAAGATTGCATCTGATGATGCGGGCAACGGAACCAACTCACTCGAATCGTATTTGCTTGGCGGACTGGCGTAAGCCAGCGTTCCGAAGGCACAAGACACAAATAGGAGAAACACCATGATCGTCAATTTCGAACTGGTCACTGACGTACAAGACCTGATCCGCAGGGACTTTACGGTCGCTGACGCAACCATCGTCAACCCAACCAACGCCAACCCACTACTTGATGGTGAGTTCGTGTCCCTCGATACGAGCTACAAGCTTGTCCGTGCGGCCACTGGAAGCCTCGGCTTCGCTGTGTTCGCTGAGCGTGGACGTTTCGACGTTCAGGCCCTGGGCAAGACCACCGTCCTGTTCGCAAAGCCATACGAAGCAGACACCCGCATCTTCACCGCAGCTGGTTTGACCTTGGGTGGCCCACTCAAGATCTCTCAGGCTGTTTCCTATGACAGCCAGACCCGCTCGGGCTTGGTTGCTCAAGATACGGGCATCATCATTGGCTACGTCACCAGACTGCCTGCGAACAACGGCGGCAAGTTGAGGTTCCTCAAGACCCTCGGGTAATTGAGGCAAACAAGGGTTTCATACAAGAGGTAAATACCATGAGCGTTCCATCCAGAATCCTGAATGATCTCTTTACTCAGAAGCTCGACTCTGCCGAAGGGCAAGAGAAGATCGCTGAGTACGCTGGTACGTACATCCGCGACCGTTTGCGTGAAGTGGCCTTCTCCAGGAAGATCCTTCCACCGCAACAGGTCACACGTGCTGACTGCCAGCGCTCCGTCAACCACGACACGTTGGTGAAGATCATCGACGTAGAACCAAAGAGCCGCGCAATGAGCCTGACCTTCCGTGGTCAGCCCACTGCACGCTTCATCCGCGCTCCTCGTGCGGAAGTTCCTTTCTTCACCATCTCCTCGGAGAAGTTCGAGAAGACTGAACAGGAACTGTTGGCCTACGAAATGCCAATCACGAAGGTCATCGAGGATAACTCCGTCAAGGACATCCAAGAGATCGAGGACCGTGAGTTCACCATCCACATCGAGGCCGCTGTCCAGGCTCTCCAGAAGGAAGCCAACGGCAACACCGTCACCACCCTGAACGCAGCTGCAATTCAGGCTGGTAGCGTCGTTGAGTTCTCGGTTCGCAAGGGCGAGCTTGCTCGTCACGCAACCACCGAGACCTCGGCATCTCTGCCCATCCAGAAGCCCGACCTGGTCAACCTCTTCAAGACGCTGTCTGGCAACAGGCTGCGTGGCGAGATGGTCCTCATGACCGAGGTGGACTGGGACGATATCCTTCAGTGGACCACTGAAGATGTCGGCAACAAGATCGTCAGCGAGACCACGGTCGAGGGATACAAGTACAACTTGCTCCTGGGCCGCGCGTACTGCCGCACGATCAAGACGGACATCCTTCGTCCAGGTAACCTCTACCTGTTCACGAAGCCGGACTTCTTCGGGAAGTTCTTCATCCTGAACAACACGAAGTTCTACATCGACAAGATTGCCAACATGATCACTTGGCAGTCTTGGGAAGACATCGCAGTCAGCGTTATCAACATCGCTGCTGTCCGCAAGC